AAATATATAAACAAAGTGCAAATTGTCAAGGAGAAGGGTGATGATATTATTAAGCAAGTGCCAGTATATATTACAAAAGATGCTGATGCTAAGTGCGATGTGCCTACTGGTTTCGTCGTGCTCCACGACAGTGCCAGTCGCAATGAAGTTCCCGACCCCACCAGAAAAGTTGATGGAACCACCTCCGCAGTTAAAATCTCTGGAGTCGCAGAAACGGTAATCGTAAAGTATACAACCTATCATCAAGTAGCGGAACAACTTAAATCGTTACAAGAGTGGATTAAAGAACAGCAGAAAGTATATGGGAGTAAGTAATGTTAGATTCAGAAAGAGTAGCTAGATTGGAGGCACAAGTGGAAGGCATAAAAGACGATGTTGCTGCCGTGAAACAAGATATCAAAGAACTCCATTCTCGTATTACCACTGGTAATCGTGAGATCATGGATAAACTCGACGAGAAGATCGATGAACTTGCACAATCTGATAAAGCGCAACATGAAGTCATGAGCGCAACAATGAATGCAATTAAAGTTAGAGTTGATATACTTGAGAAATGGCGATATATGATAGTTGGTGGAGCCATAGTACTTGGTTACGTAATTGGTCACATGGGATTCTTTAATAAACTGTTCGGTGGGTGATTATACCAGTTACAAAGTCGCCAACGACTATATAAAATTGCAAGCAAGTTTGTATAACTTGCTTTTTTATTGTGTTTAAGGTATAATTGATATGTGACTTCTTTTATAATGGGACTTTATTATGTTATTTGTTGATGTTAAATTTGCATCGATGCTTAGTCCGTATCTGCGGAATTTTAAGCAGAAAAATGATTATCTATGGAATTACAGTTGCCCAGTCTGTGGCGACAGTTCTAAAAACAAACTTAAAGCACGTGGCTTCATCTATAAGGTAAAGTCAGACCTGTTCGTTAAATGCCACAACTGTGGATATGGAACGAATATTGGAAACTTTATTAAGTTTGTTAATTCTAACCTTTATGATGAATACGTATTGGAACGCTATAAGTCTGGCGCATTACGTTATAATGATCACAAAGATATCAATGAAGTTGATACTCGTTTTGCCGATACCAAACCAGTCTTTCTAGAGCCTCCATTATTGAGGGGAACTACACGACTTGATAAGTTGAGCGAAACACATCCTGCAGTACAATATGCAATCAAAAGACAAATACCAAAAGATAAGTGGGAACTTCTTTATTTCTGTCCAAAATTTAAGAACTGGACAAATAGTGTAATTTATAAATTTACCAAAGAAGATGATGACCATCCAAGAATGATATTCCCGTTCTTTAATACATCAGGTGTAATGTATGCTTTTGCAGGCAGAGCGTTCGGCTCTGAAGAACCGAAGTATTATACGATAAAACTTGATGAAAATGCTGAAAAAATATATGGTTTAGATAGAATTGATTACGAAAAACACATATATGTAGTTGAAGGTCAGGTTGACTCACTATTCCTTCCTAATTGTATTGCAGTTGCTGGAGCATCTTTTGATCTTCCAACTATACAAAAGATTAAGAATACCTGCACAATTGTAATGGATAATGAGCCACGTAATAAAGATATCGTGAACCAACTCACTAAGTATATCGATGAAGATTATAGTGTCTGTATGTTTCCCGATAATGTTCAGGAAAAAGATATTAATGAGATGGTCCTTGCGGGTCGTACGATTGGCCAAATTACAGATATCATAAATAGAAACACCTTCAGAGGAATTTCAGCCAGACTTAAATTTAGTACATGGAAAAGAATTAATTAACCCAGCATTAAAAATATAAGAATAATAGGACGAAGTATATGAATAGTATTGTGCATGGTATAGCTGTAGATTACACACGTGATGGATTATTTGATGTATTGGGTAATATAAGATTAAAAGAAAGTTACATGACAGACGAGGAAAACAGTCCTCAGGAAAGATTTGCTTTTGTTTCAAAATCATTTGCATCAAATCCAGAACATGCACAGAGGTTATATGAATATTCTAGTAAGCATTGGTTATCTTATAGCACTCCCATTCTTTCTTTTGGTCGCTCTAAACGTGGCATGCCTATATCATGCTTCCTTAATTATATTGAAGATACTTCGGAGGGTCTAGTTGATAATTTATCTGAAACAAATTGGCTGTCAATGCTGGGAGGTGGCGTCGGCATTGGCTTTGGTATTCGTTCGGCTGATGACAAATCCACAGGAGTTATGCCACATCTTAAAATGTACGATGCGTCTTCTTTGGCTTACCGTCAAGGTCGCACTCGCCGTGGAAGTTACGCTGCTTATCTCAGCATTGATCATCCCGATATTATTAATTTCCTGGAAATGCGCAAGCCTACTGGGGATCAAAACTTACGAACATTAAATCTTCATCATGGTATTAACATACCAGATGAGTTCATGGAGATTATTGAAAAGTCAATGCTAGATTCAGAAGTTGATGACAGTTGGAAATTAAAAGATCCACATAGCGGAGAGATTCGTGAAGTAGTGTCAGCAAGAGAACTCTGGCAGAAGATTATCGAGTTACGTATGCAGACAGGCGAACCTTACTTACATTTTATAGATGAGTCTAATCGTAAAATGCCACAATGGTTAAAAGATAAAGGATTGCAAATTAATCAATCTAATCTTTGTTCTGAGATTATTCTTCCAACAGATGTTAAGAGAACAGCTGTCTGTTGTTTGTCGTCATTAAATCTAGAATATTATGATGAATGGAAAACGGAATCATTATTCCTAAGAGACGTTGCCGAGATGCTTGATAATGTTCTTCAGTATTTTATTGATAATGCACCAAAAACAATCAAACGTGCTATCTATTCAGCAAAGCAAGAACGTAGCATTGGAGTTGGCGCACTGGGATGGCATGCATATTTACAGAAAAATAATTTGCCATGGGAATCGCCGATGGCAATTGGTAGAAATAAACAAATCTTCAAACATATTAGGGAAACACTAGATGCAGCGAACAAACAACTGGGGATGGAACGAGGTGAAGCTCCTGATGCAGTGGGTACTGGGAATCGCTTTAGTCATCTTATGGCTATCGCTCCCAATGCTTCTTCTTCCATTCTTATGGGCAACACTAGTCCTTCTATTGAACCTTATCGTGCCAATGCTTATCGCCAAGATACTCTATCGGGTGCTCACTTAAATAAAAATAAATATCTTAATGATTTAATTTTAAAAGAGGCGATTAATAATAAAGAAGGATGGGCAGATGATATATGGTCTAGTATTATTGCGAATGATGGTAGCGTTCAGCACTTGGATTGGTTGGGAGACTGGGAGAAAGATGTTTTCAAGACATCTATGGAAATTGACCAGCGTTGGCTCATTCAACACGCTGCCGATAGGCAAGAATATATTGACCAATCACAATCGTTAAATCTATTCTTCAGACCAGATACTAATATCAAATATTTACATGCTGTTCACTTTATGGCATGGAAAGCAAAATTGAAAACTTTATATTATTGTCGTTCAGAAAAGATTGGCAAGGCAGATAAGGTAGCAAAACGTATTGAGCGAGATGTGATTAAAGAAATTGATCTCACTGCGCTTGCTCAAGAAGACAATACATGTATAGCATGCGAAGGGTAACATGGCACACATCGTAGCAAACCTACCCCCAGTAAAATGTTTTGTTCGCAGAGAGTTTCTTTATGACTTTGAGAAAGGTCATGGGGAACTTGAACCCTGCTGGTGGATCTCGATAAAGTCTCAACGCAGTCAGGCATTCCGTATTGAATCGTACTTGAATCAATATGGTGCGTTATATGATAAACTTCCACTACATGCTTACTGCTGGAAACCGATTGAGGGCGATCCTTATCCACTAGACTTTTTGCAATTATGGAACAGCATGTCTTATGATATCACTGTAATTAAAAAAGCAATGATAGCAAACATGAGATGTAAAATTAAGATGAAAGATGGTTCATGGTTAGAAGGTGAATATCTCTTTACTGTAGATTCTTCTCATCCTGATTTTAACATCCTTGATTGTGGACACAGTGAAGATGTTGAGGATCATAAGTCTTTTAACTTTATCAAGTGCGACAATGGACAATTTGCTGCACAGCCAAACAATCGTATTGTTATATTGGAACCAGCATCGAATCCTAAACAAATGAAGATCCCAGATTTTAATGTTGCCACTACTAGATGGAATGTTGAAATGGATCCAAAATGGGATTATGGATTACCCGAAAACAAATGGAGAATGAACGAATGAAAACAATAGCAGCAATATTCATTGCATTTTACACAACACTATCACTTGCTAATCCAATTGATGATAACTGCCCACAACATGTTTACTTTGGTGCACCACAGATAACACAAGAAGGTAACAATCAATACATTTGCCGTATTGGTTATGCTCTTAACTACAGCTACCAAACCAAGACTGTTATCTTTGTTGTTGAGCATATCAAGAAACAAAACCTAGTTGGTGGTAACAAACGCAAGGATGACTTTAGAGAAGATCCTTCAGTGCCACAACAATTTCGTTCTACGCTAAAAGATTATCAGGGATCTGGTTACGATCGTGGGCATGTGGCACCAGCTGCAAACTTCCCATACTCACCAGAAGCCATGAGTGAATCTTTCTACCTAACCAATATGATACCTCAAGATCCAGGTAACAATCGTGGCATCTGGAAGTATGTTGAAGAATACACTCGTTTCTGGGCAGATGCTTATGGCGAAGTTTATGTAGTGTCTGGTGTTATTAATACACCAACTGCAAAGCGTATCGGTAATAATGTAATCGTTCCTGATTATGTATGGAAAATTGTTATTGACCCAAGCAAGAATCGTTCTGTTACTTTCTTATTCCCTAATCAAAAGTTAGACGCAAAAGAACTTGATAAGTATGTAACTACGATCGCTGAAATAGAAAAACTAACTGGTATAAATATATCCCCAAAGTTGCCTACCAATCTGCAGGGACTTGAGAATGTTCTCGCAAATTTAAAGGAATGGTAAAATGACAAAAAATATTGTATCTAATTTAACAGATGAACGCACGTATTTTAAACCATTCAACTACCCATGGGCTTATGATGCATGGCTGAAGCATGAGCAATCGCATTGGCTTCACACTGAAGTGCCGATGCTTGAAGATGTTAAAGACTGGAAGAAGAAACTAAGTAAGGAAGAGAAACAATTTCTTACACATATCTTTCGTTTCTTTACGCAAGGTGACATTGATGTGGCTGGTGGTTATGTTCGTAACTATCTTCCATACTTTCCTCAACCAGAGATTCGTATGATGCTTACTGGCTTTGCTGCACGTGAAGCATTGCATGTGGCTGCATATTCTCACTTGATTGAAACACTTGGTCTGCCAGAAACTACATACAATGAGTTTGGTGAGTATCAGGAGATGAGGGATAAGCATGACTATGTGATGGATCTATCATCAAAGAATGGAACTAAAGAATCAACAGCCACTCATATCGCTGTGTTCTCTGCGTTCACCGAAGGTATGCAATTGTTCTCATCGTTCATTATGCTCTTGAACTTTCCTCGTATGGGTAAGATGAAAGGTATGGGGCAGATCGTAACATGGTCTATCGTTGATGAAACTATGCATGCTGAGTCCATGATCAAATTGTTCCGCACTTACATCGAAGAGAATCGTGAGATATGGAATGACGAATTAAAAGGTAAGATCTATACTATCGCTGAGAAGATGGTGGAACTCGAAGACAAGTTTATCGATCTAGCATTTTCCATGGGTGCTATGGAAGGACTTACGCAAGAAGACGTGAAAAAGTATATTCGTTATATTGCTGATCGTCGTCTCATTAGTCTTGGACTAAAAGGTATCTTTAAAGTCAAACGCAATCCTCTACCATGGGTAGAAGAAATGATTAATGCTCCAGGTCATGCCAACTTCTTTGAGAACCGAGCAACAGATTATGCCAAGGGTGCACTGTCTGGTAACTGGGGTGATGTTTGGGCAAAGGTAGCATAGGTATGAAAGCAATAGGATTATTATTATTTACTTTTTCACTGAATGTATATGCTCAGGTAACTGAGGTGTTTACATACAACTATGAAATAACCTGTGGTCCAGTCATACAAATAATAGAATTTCTTTCTAAAACACAAAAAGAAGAATTAACTTGGACGGGATTAGATATAGCAGATGGATCTGTTTACTCTTTGTGGCAGGATAAAGATGATAATTGGACACTATTAAAAAAGGGTAAAAAAATTGCTTGCATTATTGGTTATGGCACAATGGCACAAAACCAAAAATTATACAACATAATAGAAAGATTATAATGGCTTACTCTGATAAAGTTATTGAACACTATGAGAATCCTCGTAATGTAGGTTCTCTTGATAAAGATGATCCATCAGTTGGCACTGGTATGGTTGGTGCTCCAGCATGTGGTGATGTTATGAAATTGCAGATAAAAGTAGAAGATGGGATTATCATAGATGCAAAGTTTAAAACGTATGGCTGTGGTTCGGCGATCGCGAGCAGTTCGCTTATCACCGAGTGGGTTAAAGGCAAAACGCTGTATCAAGCAGGCGAAATCAAGAACAGTCAAATTGCCCAGGAACTTGCACTACCACCTGTCAAGATCCATTGCTCTATCCTCGCTGAAGATGCGATCAAAGCAGCGATTAACGATTACCAACTAAAATGTGAGTGCATATGATTACTCTAACAGAAAACGCAAAAACGCAACTTACTGAGATTCTTTTAGATGAACCAGCCATGAAATATGTAAGAGCATTTATCTCTGGCGGTGGATGTTCTGGATTTAATTATGGTTTTACACTCGAAGCTGACAAAGAAGAAGATGACTTTGTTATCAATAATCTTGTAGTTGACGCCATGAGTATGCAGTATTTTGATAATGCAACAATTGACTACACGACAGACAAACTAAAAGGATCTCAGTTTGTTATATCAAACCCAAATGCAAAATCAACATGTGGTTGCGGAAGTTCATTTAGCGTATGACAACAAAATATTTTGAATGTGAAAGCTGTGAAGCGAGGGGAAAGATAGTATTAAAGGGCGATGATAACTCTGTTGCTGATATTGTCTATTGTCCTGTATGTTCTGCTGACATCTACGAAGAGGATCTAGAAGAAGACGAATAAATATATCTACCATGTGGATATATAAAAATGATACTATCGAAGAATTGCCAGAAGATTGTATTGGGTTCGTTTACCTGATAGAAAATCTAGAAACTGGTCGCAAATACATTGGCAAAAAATTAGCCAAATTTTCTAAGACTACCTATAGAGTAGTTAAACTAAAAAATGGAACCAAGAAGAAAAAGAAGATCCGATCAAAGATTAATTCAGATTGGATGGACTACTATGGTTCTTCTATAGAATTAAATAAGGATGTAGAATTACTCGGTAAAGAACAGTTTAAAAGAGAAATTTTATTTTACTGTAAATCAAAGGCAGAGTGTTCTTATGTGGAAGCAAGAGAACAATTTATACATAAAGTTTTAGAAAGTGATTTGTATTATAATGGACAGATCTCCTGCAGAATACATGGGTCACATATAAAGGGAAAAATTTGAATACTCAGAAACAAGAAGGTTTAACCATTCTTTTATTTCTTTGTGCGATAGGATTGTCAGTCACATCAGCATTTTATGCTGTCTCTGGATTGGTGGCGATTTTCGCTGCGGCAGTTATTCCAATCATTGTGATGGGAACCATGCTAGAGATATCTAAACTAGTGGTCGCATCATGGCTTTATCGTAACTGGAAATATACATCAATTCTTCTTCGTAGTTACTTCTGTATTGCTTTAACAGTTTTAATGTTGCTAACATCGATGGGTATTTTTGGATATCTAAGTAAAGCGCATTTAGACCAAGCAGTACCAAGTGGGGAAGTTTCAACTAAAGTTGCTATCATTGATGAAAAAATTAAAACAGAGAAGGAGACTATTGATGGAGCACGAAGAGCTATTAAACAAATGGATTCTCAAGTTGATCAAACAATTGCAAGATCGACTGACGAGAGGGGAGCCGAAAGATCTGTCCAGATTAGACGAGGACAGCAAAAAGAAAGGTCCGCACTACTTGCTGATATCGCAACAGCGCAAGGAAAGTTATCAAGATTAAATGATGAGCGAGCACCAATTGCCAGTGAATTGCGTAAAGTAGAGGCAGAAGTTGGACCACTTAAATATATTGCCGCATTAATATATGGAGATAATCCAGATCAAAATATTTTAGAGAAAGCAGTACGCATCGTTATTATAATGATCGTTATTGTTTTTGATCCAATGGCAGTTCTTATGTTAATTGCCGTAAACCAATCTCTTTCACGAAAGGAAGAAAATGACCCAGCCATCGTCCCCAACCAAGAAACCCCAGACCCAAAGAAAACCGAAGACGAACCCAGCACAGTCTCAATCTTCGCCAGCGAAAACACAACCTTCCAAGCCATTGAGGAAATCCCCACCACGCCAACGCAAGACCCCGAGCCAGAACCAGTCGAGTCCAATCCCTTCGATGGAAGTCAACTCAACAGTGATTCAACCCCAGTTACCAGTGGAATCCCCAAATGTGAACCCGATGCTCAATCTGTGGAACTGGTTGAAACGCTCTATCAAAAAATAAACACCAACTCTAGTGATTTAAAGGAAATAATAGACAAACCAACATTTGGAAGACCCCATCGTTATAAATAATAGTGTTAAATCACTATAATTATAATAAAAATGGAATTTTTCAAACTAGTTGCGGAAGTCGGATTTCCCATAGCTGCATCAATCTCAGCTGGGTATTTCGTATTCCTGACGCTAAAATTTATTCTAGCTGGAGTTACCTCATCCGTCAAGTCCCTAAGTGGTATCATTACTGGACTTGAAAATCGTGTTAAAACAATGAACCATGATGTTATTAGGATTGATACTCTAATGTCGAGTGCCATGGGCGTAAAACCAGACATTGATCGAATTGCACGAGCCGATGGTAAAACCGATGCTAGGAAAGATTAATGCCCGATATAGCAGATCTAATAAACAAATATGGATTCCCAATAGTTGCTGCTGGAGGGATGGGGTATCTTATATTTTATGTTTGGAAGTGGGCGACGCAAGAAATTAAACCAGTTCTTTCAGAAGCCAGCGGTGTTTTAATTGCTTTGATAGACCGTATAAGAATGTTAGATAATGATTTGATTAGATTGAACCAAAAAATCAATATTGTGTTGATGATGCGTGAAGTGAACGAAAAGAAAACTGACAAAGATAAACCTGAATAAACCTGTATATTACGAATAACCCTACTCTTGGTAGGGTTTTTTTACGTCTATAAGTTATTGATTTTAAAGAGAAAAAAATAGTCCTTTACTTTAATTGGGTTTTAAGGTATAATTATATTATGGAATTGAGAAAAGGAAATAAATTATGAAATTACGTGTTATACTTAATGGGGTATCTTTCTATACTACCTCTACTGCTATTAAGAATCGCAGAGTCGGTGACAATCTTTTACAGAACGATGCACTGTTCTATGCGTTAGAACAGATGGGTAAAAATGCTGGGATTGGTACTACAGTGCGGTATTATGATCACAAGATGGAACAGCAGAAGTTTGATGTTCAATTAAGTAGGAGTGTTTAATATGAGTAAGATGGCAGAAATAGATTATGAAGTTAGAGAAGCTCTTGATACATACAGAAAATTATCATGCGAAGAAATTGCATGCTTGTTAGGTATCCCTCTTGAGTTTGTTCATCAAGTAGTTGAAGCACGTTGGAATGAAATTATTGGGAGAGTGTCACAATGAGTTTACTTACTGTAGGTAATCCAAAATTAATTAAGGGAGAAAAGAAGGGTTATCAATCCTTCGTTCTTCATCTAGCACCAGCAAATTTATCGGGACATAATACTTGCCCCAAAGCAACAACTGGTTGTAAACAGGCATGTTTGAATACTGCTGGTCGTGGTGGCATATTCAAAAAAGGCGAAACAAGCAACACCATTCAGAAAGCACGGATTCGTAAGACCAAAGAATTCTTTGAAAATCGTGAGCAATTTCTAGATAATTTGAGTGCAAACATTAAGTTGGGCATCAAACAAGCCGAGAAGAAAGGGTTGATCCCTGCTTTCCGATTGAATGGTACTAGTGACTTATCATGGGAAAAGTATCCAGTAAGAAAATCTAGTGGTTATTACTATGCCAATATTTTTGAGGCATTCCCTAATGTGCAATTTTATGACTATACTAAAGTATTGGGTCGTAAGGTAAGTCATATACCAAACTATCATTTGACATTCAGTCAGGCAGATGGTAATATTGAAGATGTTATCAAAGCCAAAAAAGCAGGAATGAATATTGCTACAGTATTCAGAACTGTACCTGAGAGTCATTTGGGTCGTACAGTTATAAATGGTGACGAGACCGATCTTCGTTTCTTAGATCCAAAGAATGTTATCGTTGGTCTTAAAGCCAAAGGTAAAGCAAAGAAAGATACTTCAGGATTCGTTATATAATAGGAGATACAAATGTTAACATATGAAAATACTTACAACACTTTTAATAATCCAATTCCACGTTGTGGAATGTTTGTGACGCAATCTTTAGAAGAGATAGAGTCTTATATTTCTAGTCTTCCATCTAAGGAACAGGCACTTGCCAACATGGTGTTTATGTTTACTCTTAATGCAACTAATAAACTAGTGCAGGAAAATGTTTTAGACCGTATGGGTCATGAACAATGATAGTAATGCAAGAAACAACTTCATGGGATGATAACGTGCCCAACCATGTATATGTATTATCTGATTGTAAAACTAAGATGATTGCATATATTAAAGAAGGCACAAAAGAAGTGAAGACATTTAATAAGCCACTACCGTTTTCTTGTAGAGGTAGAACATTTAGGAAAATAAAATGAATATCAATAAATTTTTGAATGATTTAGCAGAGAATAATTCTCGCTTATATAAGCTGGAGCAACTGCGTGCGAATGCAGATAACCCCACATTACGAGAAGTAGTTCGGTTGGCTTTGGATCCATTTACGCAATTTTATATCCGTAAAATACCAAAGTATAATGCTGGCGCAAATCCTAATCCAAATAAACTTGAAGCTGGCATTGATGCACTGTTTGAGTTGTCATCAAGGAATCGTACTGGTAATGCTGGTATAACACACTTAAAGAATATATTATCAGATCTCAGTAAAGATGATGCAAAAGTCATTGAGAGAATAATTAAGAAAGATTTAAAGTGTGGTGTTCAGGTATCAACTGCTAATGAAGTTTGGGCAGGTCTTATTATAGAATATCCCTGTATGTTGTGTTCACCATTTGAGCAGAAGTTGGTTGATAAGATAAAATTTCCTGCCTATGCACAGATGAAAATGGATGGTATGCGCTTTAACGCAATCGTTCGTGAGGGTAAGTGCGAGTTTAGAAGCAGGAATGGTAAAGAGATTCTTTTGCTTGGCAATCTAGAGAAAGAATTTATAAAACTGGCTGGTGATGTTGATTTTGTATTTGATGGTGAACTATTAGTTATGGATGACATGACTGGTCAATTCGTAGATCGTCAGACTGGTAATGGCATTCTTAATAAAGCAAACAAGGGTACAATCTCTGCTGAGGATGCCGCAAAGGTTCATGCCTCAATTTGGGATGTGATTCCTTACGTATCTTTTATTACTGGTAATTGTAAAAGTCCATACTCAGTAAGATTCGGAGCTGTAGAAAAATTTGTAGAATCGCAGAAATCAGAGGGTAAAAAGATTTGGGCTGTTTCTTCAACATTTGTTTCATCATTAGAACAGGCTCAAGCAATTTTCCAAGATTTCTTATCGCAAGGATATGAAGGTATTATCCTTAAAGATTTTTCTGGTGAGTGGGAAGACAAACGTGCAAAGCATCAGATTAAATTCAAAGGTGAGTTAGAGTGCGATCTTAAGATCGTTGCTATCGAAGAGGGACAAGGTAAAGCCGAGGGAATGCTGGGAGCAATTATCTGTGAATCTTCAGATGGTATTGTAAAGGTAAGTGTTGGTTCTGGATTTACAGATTCGCATCGCAAAAATTATTGGAAAGATTCCAGTTTAATTGGACAGATCGTTGCAGTAAAATACAACGCAAGAATTAAAAACAAACAGGGTGAAGAGTCTTTATTCTTACCAGTGTTTATTGAATTGCGAGACGACAAAGATATTGCTGACGCATCACAGGATATAAAATGAGTTTCAATATTTACACAAAAGCAGGAATACATTACGTTCAGTTCTTTGAAACTATTGAAGAGCTCATAGCGCACATGATTAAAAACAACCAAGATGCATATCATAGGATAGACAAATGAACGACAAACTGCAAGACCTTATGTATCAAGCAGGACTCACAGCACAGGGCTGTTGGGACGAGATGGACAACTATGATCATACTGCTATAGAAAAATTCGCCAAGTTGATTGTTCGAGAATGTGCTGACGTAATTGATGATATTCCAGCAGCACCACAAGGAACTTGGAGTGATGGTTATTACGAAGGGTGCAGGGATTCTGCAAAGGTAATCAGAATGCATTTTGAACCAGCTCCAATTAGACAAGTAACCATAGAAGAAAGTATGATGGGTCCAATTAGACAGGTAACGATACAAGAAAGTATGATGGAAGAAGTTTTACTACAAGAACGTCTTAATAAAGACTAGAACATGCAAGATTTGCTTTACTTTAATTCAGTATTCAGGTATAATATAATTATATGATCAATTACGAAAAACGCAAAAGAGGAATATTAGATATGTTTGATTATGAAGAGATTAGATTGTCACGTGCATTGGCTAGATCTATTGAAGATGAAATGCGTAAAGGTACTGTATTCTCAGATGAGTTGTTTGCAGTATATAATCAATTGTGTATGTTTTATATAAAACAAATGGAAGCGGAGGTAACATGAACTGTTTAGAATGCGGTAAACATATTTACGATAGCGGATTAAATCCATGGACAGAGGGAGATGTTTGTCTTTGTGGAGTGAAGACTTCTAAGGTGGAGGATGTTGTGAATCCACTTCAGGTGGGGGATGTTGTGAATCCACTTCGTGAGTTAACTGATGAAGAAATAACAGAAGTATATGGCAAGTATTTTGATGCTGAAAATTGTGATTGGTATCATCTTGAGTGTATAAGAGCAATATTAAAATTGGCGAGTGAGAAATGAACCAAAATATTTTTTGTAGCAAATGCCACAGAATACCTAGTCAATGTTGTTGTTCGTCAGCAAAAGAACTAACCGATGAGGAAATAAAAAAAGTTTGGTCAAATTTAAAATGTAATCGTTCTGATGCTATTGAATTAATTTTTGCAAGAGCAATACTAAAGAAGGCGAGTGAGAAATGGGAAAAAATAAATGAACGCAACAGAGTATTACCTAGCACTAGATTTGGAATTGAATAATGCTGAAGATGGTTCTACACCAAACCCACCAATCATACAGGTTGGCGTGGCTATAGGTACTTGGGACCATTATTTGGAGAATTCTATAATCACACGCAAGTGGTATTTCAATCCTAAAGAAGAGATATTTCCATTTATCACTAGACTTACTGGTATAACCGATGATGATGTGAAGTATAACTCGGTGGATTACCATGTCTTTGCTGAGGAGTTTGCTGAGTTTATTAATCAATATAAACCATTCGTCAATCCAGTTACATGGGGTGGTGGGGATAGTGTTGAGTTGAAGTCCTTAATGAATGAGAAAGGTGTGCACTTTCCATTCTTTGGGCATCGTTGGATAGATGTAAAGACTTGGTATGTTTTGAGACTAATAGCAAATGGCAAACGACCAACAGGTGGTTTGAAGTCTGCTATGGCAACATACAAGATGCAATTTGTTGGAACACCACATCGTGCTGATGATGATGCTCACAATACATTAAGATTGTTCTTTAATATATTGGATAGACAGAACAAGATGCAACGATTGATAGATAGCGCAAAAGAATTATAATCAACCAAAGAGAATTATTAATGACTAAAATCGCAGCTTTGTTAAAACCTCGTATGGTATCAAGTGAAGTCACAACATCTAAGAAAGAAATTACTATGAAGAAAGTCGCCATAAATAAATGCTTTGGTGGGTTCGGTATCTCAAATGAAGCGTTTGAGAAGTTATTAGATCGTAAGGGTATTGCGTTCGACCGAGTTGAACCAAAAAAAGATTGGTCACATGTTGGTGCTACATATTATGAAGCAGGACATGCTGGTGATGATAACCATTACCTAAGTGATTATGATATGATTCAAGATCGTGCAGATCCAGATTTAATCGCAGTGATTGAACAGTTGGGTGAGAAAGCCAACGCATGGGCAGCATGCATTGAGATTGTGGAAGTGCCAGCTGATGTTTTTTGGCACATTCATGAATATGATGGAATGGAACACGTGGCTGAAGACCACAGAACATGGGGGTAATATGAAAAGAAGTCTTGGTATTAAATTTAATGAGCAGTATGATTTATTTTTCCACTGCAATACAATCCCAACACCAGAGGGAATGTATCAATTGCAACTGGTTGATAAAGACAGCCTTAGAGGTCCTAGTTTAGAAAATAAAAAAGATATCTTTCTAACCAAAGATCAACTTATGATGATTTGTGATTATTTTAATGGAGTTAAGAATGAACTTGACAAGTAATAGTAATATGGATTTTATTGCCATGGCGAACGCATCTGGCACAAACTTAGAAGAACTAATTACATCAGATGAATTTGTAGAATGGTTTAAAGAGTATCTCTCTGAAAAAGAAATCAATGTAACCTTTACTAAGAAAGACGGCACAAGTCGCAACATGTATTGTACACGTGACTTTAGTAAGATCCCAGCTGATATGGTTCCAAGTGGTACTGGTACTAAGACAACTGGTGATGCTATTCAGGTATTCGATTTGACTATCAACGAATGGCGTTCATTTAAAACTTCATCACTAACACATATTGAGTGGCTATGACACAAATCATTTCATCTTCCGTAGATCGGGAAAAAATCAAAAAGGTACTAGCAGAAATATCTGGTAGTATGACACGTATAGAAGCAGAACGTGACTACATTAAAGAATCTATACGAGAAATGTCAGATCAGTTTCAGTTATCAAAGAAGACACTGAATAAGATGGCACGTGTATATCATAAACAAAACTTCAGTCAAGAAGTTGCCTCGCATGAAGAGTTCGAGGATCTTTACGAAACAATCCTTCAGGAGAAAACTAGTGAACAATTATAAAATCATCGGAGTTATTGCATTGATCATTTTCTTTGTAATTGTCGGACCACTATTAACTATCTGGTCACTCAATACATTATTCCCTGTTCTTGCTATTCCCTATATATTAGAAACTTGGTCTGCAGTGGTGCTTCTAGGACTTTGGATTCGTGGAGCTGTTGATTTTAAAGGAAAAAAATAGTCCTTTACTTTAATTCAGTATTCAGGTATAATTATATTATGAAATTGAGAAAAGGAAAGTGATATGTCAAATACGATCAAAAGAAAAGAATTAACTAAAAAATTAGTTGGAACGCATGAGCCAAAGCTCGCTGAGGGCACTGGCTATGATATTTCTTTTATCATGGCATTAAACCACTACAATAGAGAAAACGATGACAAAGACAAACAGAAATGGGCTGTCTCCTATGTCTCACAAACTAACAAGCAACTAGCAATTGCGATGTTAAAATTGGATGCTGGATTGTTTAGGCATGCTGGTATTTTATCACGTCTAGTAATGCGGGAACAATATCTTTCTGAAAAACATGTGTCTGTCCTTCAGGAAAGACTAGAAGTTCTAACACAACTCGCAAAAGAATATATTCCAGCACCAGTTAAACAAGTAACACTAGAAGAAACAATAGTAGCATCAGTTTCTCTACAAGAACGTATAGATAATAAAGCACATGAATTGGCTGGAGAATTTGAAGGAGCAATTGATAAGTTTGTTCTAGAAGATAAAATGTTTGATGCTAAAGACTTAATGAAGAAATTAAATGCGTCAGGTCCAGTTGCAAAAATCATCGGGTCATTCTATGTTGACACAGTGAAAGAATTAGAAGAAGCATATGAAGGTAAAGATGAACAACTTGTTGAGGGTTACTCAAACTTTAAGAAACCGAAACTAAAGAAACTCATTGGGCTCTATCAATCTATTATTGATGCGGCAGACGTACAGGTTCAGGTAGCGAAAGCAACAAGGAAGCCACGCATTCGTAAAGAGAAACCAGCTGGGGTTCTTGTAGCAAAAATGAAGTTTAAAAAAGAAGATGCAGAGTATAACATTAAGTCTGTACTTGCTACAAACATAATTAACTCTCAAGAATTGTGGGTGTTTAACACTAAGTATCGTAAACTTCAGGTATATCGTGCAAACGATCCAAAGGGATTGTCTGTGAAAGGAACTAGCATTATTGGTTATGACCCAGAGACATCTGGTTCTAAAACATTACGTAAACCAGAGTTGGTATCGAGTTATGCTGGCTTGTCTAAGCGACCGATGAGTCAGACTTATAAGTCTTTAACTACGCAGGAACAAAAAGTGAATGGCAGGATTAACGAAGAGCACATTCTGTTGCGTGTATTTTAAATGAGTGAAATACCCAAAGACCTTATTTATGCAGTAAAGGAAGTGATGGAAAGGCATTGGACTGGGTTTGGATTTGATGCTCAGGAAATTGCCTTACGTCTTAAGATAGATGTTACTATTGTTCAAACTATAATAGATATGCTAACATGAAATTAATCTGCGATGACCACTCTAACGTCTATTATTGGATAGACGATACGGAGAAACGTATTAGTCCTCACTTTGATTATGAACAAGATGCGGTACAGTGGAAATACAATATTGATAATAATGTTTTTAAAGATGATCAACTTAAATTTGATAAGGAAAGAGAAATGGAAATGAAAAATTATAGTATAACGAATGAAGAATATATCGCAGTTCTGGAAACAGAAATAGAAACACTGCGCAGATACTATTTTGATCCGTATACGGAAGGCACTGGGCATTATAATACTGCCATAGGAGTTCTCCAGTTTAGAATTTCTCAGATTAAAGCTGAAGATGAGATCAATCGTATTAAAGAACGTAAAGAAGAAATTAAATGATTCTAGTTGATTACAGCCAAGTGGCACTGGCAAATTGTATGTCTTTTAAGACAGAATTAACACGTGGCACTGAAACTGATATCATTAATCTTATTCGTCATTCTACTTTATCTACATTAAAATACTATAAGAAGAAGTATGGTGGTGAATACGGTGATCTAGTTATCTGTTGTGATGGACGTAAATATTGGCGTAAAGAAATCTTTCAATACTACAAAGGTATGAGAAAAACAAATAGAGAGAAATCTGCATTTGATTGGAATCTAATCTTTAATGCTCTCAATACTCTGCGTATAGATTTAGCCACGCATTTTCCATATAAAATTATGCATATTGAACGTGCCGAAGCAGATGATATCATTGCAGTGTTAACTAAGTTTGCACAAGAGAATGAACTAGTGCAACAGGGTCTAGTTGAGGAACCACAAAAGATTCTTATCCTGTCTTCTGATAAAGATTTTAAACAACTTCATCTGTATCCATCAGTCAAGCAATGGTCTCCGATTCAAAAGAAATTTGTTTCTGCAAGTCGACAAGAGATTATTGAATATAAAATTCAGCACATCGTTAAGGGAGACTCTGGTGATGGTATACCAAACATCCTAAGTAAAGATGATGTGTTCATGATTGGCGAACGTCAGAAACCAATGAGTGCTAAACGTCTTCAAGAGTTTATTGATGCTGGCGGATTTCCCGCATGCAAGAACGATGAAGAGAAGCGTAATTGGCAAAGGAATAGTCACCTCGTTGATTTTGATAACATCCCACCAGACGTATCTGGGGAGATTATAACATCATATATAAATAGTAAACCAACAGGTGATAAGATGTCTATAATGACATATCTAATTAACAATCGATGTAAACTTTTATTATCAGAGATCGAGGACTTTTAAGATGGCTATATATGTTACAGAAATACTTGATGAGATCAACAAAGATCCAAAAACAATTGAGAAGTGGAAAAATGATGCCGCATTAAAGTATATTGTCAAGCATGCGTTTGAGAAAGAACATAAGTTTATATTACCTGAAGGAGATCCTCCGTATAGGGAATCAAATGAACCGATAGGTATGACGCCAACAAATTTTAAGCAAGAGTTGCGTCGTCTTTATATATTCTGTCGCAGTGATTTGAAACCTATTAAGCGTGAGGCACTTTTTATTGGATTGCTAGAAACTATTCATCCGAGCGAAGCAAAATTATTATTGGCAGTGAAGGATCAAAAACTAAGTAAGATGTATCCAAAGATTACCGCAAAGCTGATTGCTGAAGCTGGTTTGATTACTCTACCTGTAAAAGAAAAGAAAAATGCCTAGCATAATTATTTACATTACCAATTCAGAGGGAACTAAAGTTCCAGCAGAAGTTCGCAGTTGTATACCTGAAGAAAAATTAATATGTATCTATCGTGATTTTAGTAGTGCTAGATTGACGCCAGTAACATTTGAGTGGAATTTAGAAACAAAATCATGGACAAACTCAGAGGGGTTTCTGAGCGACTATTCAGGTGGTACAAGTGCTCCAGAAGAGATAACTACACGTATTTCCTAAGTCATTGATTTTAAAGGATATATTCCCAGCTCGGTTTTAACACTATTAATAACCCTACTCTTGGTAGGGTTTTTTTACGTCTATAAGTTATTGATTTTAAAGGCGAAAAATAATGCTTTACGGTAATTCAATTTAAGCGTATAATTATTATATGAACTTAAGAAAAGGAAACAAAATGACTGAATTTGAAATGAAGTGTTACGGTATATCTGAAGCCCAAATCCGTGCTGAATATATGAATTCTATTACTGCTAAATTTAGTGGTTTAGAAATGGTTGCGATGGGTGTGCTGTCTGATGCTCAAGAATTAATGGCGATGAATAGCGAGCGAACATCTGAACAGGCTCGTAAGAATATTAATATCGCAAAATTTATTCTCTGTGAAATTATGGAAAAGAAAGAGGCAGTTTAATATGAGAGGTTCTATTCGTACTTTCCTTGGGTTATTATTATTGATGCTTGCTGGATCGTCTATGGATTTTGCAGCAGACAATGAAATAATTTATATCCTTGGTGTTGCTTTTCTTGGTGGCATGATTGCTATGTCTGGTATAAATGAGATGAGGAAATTATAATGGTAAATCCGTATGCTGATATTGATATTGAAGAATTCAATCTTGAGTTAGACGACATTGCTCGTAAAGAACGTGAGTCGATGACTGAACAAGAATTTGAAGACATGATGAATAAGATGGCAAGTGAATATGAAACGCAACTTCATGTGGCATTTTCATATGACGAAGATACAAGTAATTGTGGAGAAAACGAATAATGAATGATGATTGGTCTAACGCAGTTGCAAAGTTATTAGAGGTGCATATATCAAATGGTGCTAGAAGTTACTATGCTGGTATTCCAATACAGTTTTTGAAGGATGTTCAAAAATTCTTAAGAATTCAAAAGACAATTCCTTCTGGCTATAGATATATCTTTCGTGGTCCACGTAGACGTGGTGCTGTTAGTACAAGATTAGGTGATGCGCATTCTTTTTGCATCTATCCAAATTCTGAACAACATAAGATTAAAATTTAAGGTAAGTATGAAAAACAAAGACAGAGAAATATTATTAATACTGCAGGAAGAATGTGCCGAGGTTACTCAAGCAATTTCCAAAGTATTTCGGTTTGGTGTTAACGATGAGTACAAAGGTGTAACGAATAAGCAACACCTAGAAGAAGAGATCGGTGATTTAATGTGTATGATTGACTTACTAATAGATAGTGGTGTTGTTAACGAAACAGAAATATTAACTGCAAGACGAGAGAAACTGCAGAAGTTACACCTGTGGTCTACGATTTTTGAGGAAAAGTAATCTTGGAAAACAGTTTGCAAACTTGACGAAAATTAATTTATCAGGTATAATAACAGTGTAGGGTTTGATTTTAAATGGAGAGTAAGAAATGACTGCAAATGAATTAGCTGATATATTGCAATATGGTGATGGAACTGGATATTTGCATTGTAGTAATATAAAAACATCAGTAACGTATGCTGCTGCGCTTATGTTACAGCAACAAGCCAAAGAGATTGAGGATTTGAAAACTTTTATAACTGTTAACAGAATGCAAATATTAGATGCATTAGATAATGTAGATGCAATATTAAAGAGAGCGAGGAACACTGATGTTTAATAAAAATGCATTTCAAATAGTAGCAATTGAGAAGGATACAAATGTTGCTGAAGTAGTAGGAACATATGCTAACTATCTTACAGCTGAAGACACTTTGTTCAGGCTACAAGAAGGTGATAAAGAGTGTGAGTATTATATTGAAGAAGTAACTTGTGAATAACTTAATAAAGGATATATTATGAAAAAGAGTATTTTGTGTTTAGCATGTATTGCAATTATGTCAAGTGGGTGTTCTTCCTTTGGAACGAAAGCACCTGCTCCGATAATTAAAGTTGAGAACAAACTTGAACAGAAGCCAGACATTAAGAAAGCGGAAGCAGAGTTTCTTGAAGCCAATGGTTCTTTACAATTACAGTTCTCTGAAGATGGCGAATGGTTAGTTATCAAAACAACTGGCACTGCTCCTATTAACTTTAATCATCCTCAAGGACATGAAGATGCGTTCATGCTTGCTGGTATGCGTGCGAAACGTAATCTAATTGAGTTCTTGAATAATGATGTTAAGAGCACAAAGACAGCTGAGAATATCACAAAGACTTCTCTTCGTGATTTGGTTTCTGTTAAGAATACAGAGCAACGTAATCCTGACGTAAAGAAAAATGATGAGGATGACTCTCAAGGTGTAGATACTTATAGTGAAGAAGATCGTCGTAGAGCCAGTCGCATTTCACAAAATGTAACTGAAAGCATTCGCGATTCATCTCAGGGTATTATCAAGGGAGCATATATTGCATCGCGACGCATTGATCGTGATAGTAATATGGTAACTGTAGTGTTAGTAGTTTCTAAGAAAACTATTAATACATCAGCAAATGTTCGTAAAATGATGAATGGTTTCTAATGAAGAAGTCTATTCTTGCTTTATTGCTGGCATCGACATTGGTACATGCTGAACCGATAACTGTAACTGGTTATGGTTCTACCTATGATTCTGCATTGAAGAATGCAAAAACACAGGCTCTTGAAAAGGGTGCCAGCACTTTTATTATTGGTGAAAATGCTGCGAGAAATGGTAGAGTAACTGAACAGATTGATCAATATAATGGTGGTATAATTAAATCATATGCCATAGTGAATAGTACTACTGCGTTCAATGGATATGAGATAACTATTACCGCTGATGTAGTTCCGAAGGATAATCGTGTTGTTAGAGAGTCTGCGGAATTTACACCAAACTATAAAGAGTTCAATGAACGTCTTGCGGTATTTGATCAGATAGATAATGTTGGTAAAGCCATCACAGCGAAACTTGTCAATCCAAAGTATGAGATTGGACGCAGAACAGTTGTAATGAACGCAAGTATTGTCATGTCGTTTCAACCAAAATGGTTAAGTGATGTTAAAGAGTTCAGTACTGTTATAAATGAGAAGGGAAGTACTTCATCTAATACTTACAATAGAGTTCATGGTGGAGTTGTTGCTGGACTTTTACCTGTGTCACCATTCCTTGCTGTAGCTGCAACTGCATTTACTGAGAAGCCACAGAAAACAAGTAATGCGATGATGATATGTTTTGATTCATCACGCAATTGTAGCACAGTTGGTATAAGTTTTGATAACATTCCAAGATCGCCGAAGTTGGTAATAATTGGAGTAACTGAGAGTGGGCATGAGCGTATACTTTATGAGCATTTACTTAATACAAATTTGTATGAGTTCTATTCTCCAGGTGAAACTGTTACAAGTAAGTATTTTGTAAGTTACAATGTTACATATAAACAACCAACACTAATGTTAAATACAAAAAAGACTGACATCGTTGATGTGAGTTTCGATATTGATACTGATTTTGCAAGGCAGTTGCGAGGTGTTAAAATATATTTGAAGTAATGCTTTACAATGCTTTACCGTAATTCATTTCTCAGGTATAATTATATTATGTTATACGTTTTATGGGGTGTGGCTCATCGTGAGATGCCCAGTCACCCCACCTTACTCGGTTCGTCTATCGGTTAGGACATACGGTTTTCATCCGTATAAGAGCAGTTCAATTCTGCTACCGAGTACCAGATTTAATTACATTGGTTACCAAACCAGTAGGTAATTTAGCAAGTGGATTCCAGTTGACGGACTGGCACTTCTAAGTTACACGAAAGATGGAAACGAAGCCGAAAGGTGGATACGGTGGTCACGCTGGAAGAATTGGCAAGTAATGTGTGCGAAAGACAAGTCCATGGACGGCATGGTAGGACAGGTTTAAAACTGTTGTTTCTTTCAAACATCCAGTGTAATTAAATGTGGTATTAGTTTAGCTGACGTAAGCCATTGAGTAAACGTCAACTCTCCGTAACCATATCAATAAACAGTAAACTCGAGTAAAGCTGTTGAGGTATAGCAAACAGTACGTCAGCTAAACTAATAGTAAATTGCCTTGTAGCTCAGTTGGTAGAGCAAATGACTGTTAATCATTGGGTCGCTGGTTCGAGCCCAGCCGAGGCAGCCATGACATGCCCTCGTAGCTCATTTGGTAGAGCAACTGATTTGTAATCAGTAGGTGGTCAGTTCGAATCCGACCGAGGGCACCAGTAAAGTATTATGGAGAAGAAGCATCAATGGTGATGCAGTGGACTGTAAATCCGCCGACTTTGTCATGACTGGTTCGATCCCAGTATTCTCCACCACCTATATATTTCTAGGAGATTCCATGGATGACGGCACATTAATGTTTCTAATTGCTTTTATTATTACACCGATATTGATATTGTTAGTAACTACTATCTATGGATAAATGTTTATTCATACTTGGGAAAATAGTAATGTTACCTGTCTATAGTGCCTTCGCAATTATTTGGCTCGGTGTCATGCCTGCTCTACTCTTTGGAATGTTGAAAGCTGTTATTTACTTAATATTGGACATGAAGCCATAGCATGCTATATCTAATTGAAACACTGACTGATAAGTTCTTTGAGTTACTTGCAGATGATCCTGTGAGACCAACCATACCACATGTTGATAGAGTCGGAGAGAACAAAGATATATTTGTCTATCGTGATGAGAGTGACACAGTGAAGGCAATCACTTGCGTATCCTATCAGGAATTCATTCCAACAAAAGAATCAGAGTTGTTTCAGCATTCAAGCACACCATCAAACGCAATCTTCTATACAATCTGGAGTTATGCTCCAGGTGCTGGACGGAAGTTAATCTTTGATGCAGTGAAGCATATCAAAGCGACAGATCCAAGCATAGAACGATTCATTACACTATCACCGAAGACTGACATGGCTAAACGATTCCATCTTGGAAACAGAGCAATCATTCTTCGGGAAAACGATGAGACTGTCAATTACGAATACGTAGAAGGGAAAACCAATGGCTAATGTAAAGCAAGGCAATCTTACAAAGAGTCCGCAGTGGTGGAAACATCTAAAAGACTTCAAGCGATTCTTTTGGAAAGCAGAACGAAAAGCACATAACCAGAACATAAAGAAAGAATTCCATGAGTGATACACCATCCACATTCAAAGAACAATGGGAAGCAAAGAAGGTATTAAAACATGCAAAGAAGAAAGCCAAACGCCAACTACTTGCGCAAGGTTTTAACAAGAGAGAAGCAAACACAAAGATCAGTGAAGCATTGACTCGAATAGCATCAAGTCCAGCAAGAAGAGCAAGCGGAAGAGGAAGATGAAAATGAGTTACACTCGCTGGGGTAATTCGTCATGGTATTCCTTCTATTCTGACTCTGATAGTAGCGAAAGGAATGATCAAGTACTTGCGCTTTGGTATAGTACAGAGCAGGATCTTACTTGGTCCTATGAGGAACTAAGCCATGTAATGAAGCAGAGTGATGATAATATTACTGACTTCTTTATACGATACTATCATTGCACTGAGGATGAGGCAAGGGAAGCGAAGACAATCGTTGGCTGGTTCATGGCAGATGTGGAGGAAGATTTTAAATGAAGATTAATGCACTATTGACGAATATACACTATAGCACACTGGCCAAAGAACATATAGTAATGACAAGCCCAGCAACATTCCCCACTGTTACACCTGCCTGTTATATTCATATGAGTACACTAGAAAAGAATCATATTAATTTGTTAGATCCACAACCATATCCAGTAGTTACACCAGCATCCAATATCAAATTAAGTGCTGGAGCAAAGCAGTATTTGTGCTGGGAGTGAATGAATGCTAAAAGAAATGATGTATTACGTGTGTGAATGACATACCGCACAAAGTCCTGTAAATACTGCGGTATAGATCACAAGAAACGTGGTCCATTCTGCTCTAAGATATGCTCTAATAAGAATAGAACACATTCCGACGAGACAAAAGCAAAGATGTCTGCGTCTCAATCGGTGGCGCAACGTGTCCCAGAAGTGCTAGAGAAGACTTGGCACCAGCGGACAAAGGCACAACTCAAGTCGCATGCCATGCATCGTAAGGATAATCTAGACAATGTTGAACTGGAACCCGATAATGTCTATCTGCCACCCATGCGACCCACACTACCAACGACCAAATTCGTTCAAGACGGAGATTTATGGGAGGAAGTTGAGTAGAAATCTCCTTTTAAATCAATAAGATACGATAATAACCCTATTCTGAGTAGGGTTAAAAATATTCCTTTACTTTAATTCGCTTTTAACGTATAATTATTATATTGAGTTAATAAATGAAAGTAAAGAAATAAATGAATCTAATTAAAACTACCCTCCGCACTGTTGATAATAAAACTGAAATTATGATCGGTGAAGCTGGTCCTTTTAAAACCTCTAAAACTGGTGTGGCTCTTGAGAAAAACGTTGAGTACCACTATTTTAATACTACTGGTGTTAAATTACCCTACAGTGTTATCATCGGTGGTACTACTATCTCTGAGTCTAAAGCTGAAAGATACGATATTAACCAGAGATTCTCTTTTGTAGAGAAATTAGTGACCATGGTTGCTGCTGGTGTTCAGCCCTCTGCTGTTATTACTGGTTCTGGTGGTCTTGGAAAGACTTATACTGTTACTAAGACTCTTGAGAATGCTGGTTACAAAGATATTTCTGACCTTGCCTCGTTTCAGGTAGGTTCTGTTATTAGAATGGCTAAGTCCTTCTCCTTTGTGAAGGGTTATTCTACTCCGAAGGGTCTCTATCGTACTTTATTCGAAAATAATAAGTCTATTATTATATTTGATGACTGTGATGCTGTGTTAAAAGACCCTGTGGCTCTAAATCTATTGAAGGGTGCGCTTGATTCTTACGGAAAACGTATTATTTCTTGGAATGCTGACTTTAAAGATGAAGATTTGCCTAAGAGCTTTAATTTTGAAGGTCGTGTGATTTTTATTTCGAATCTAAGCCATGATAAAATCGATCAAGCGATTCGTAGTCGTTCTATGATGATCGATTTGTCTATGACTCGCGAGCAGAAAATTGATCGTATGGCTCATATTGCTATGTCGGTTGAGTTTCTCCCTGAGTATTCTGCTGAACAGAAAGAAGATGCTCTTACTTTGATTCGTGAACTCAAAGATGATGCTAAAGAGATTAATCTCCGTACTTTGATCTCGGTTACTAAGATCCGTGCCTCTAATAAGGACTGGAAAGATCTTGCTACTTATATGTTAACTGCTTAATTGGAAGGGTTTACTATGAATTGGGTGAATATTGATGATGGTCTACCTGAAGCGGGAAAGCGAGTCCTAATTAAGACTACTACCTGTGGAATGATGGTAGCATCCATGGGTGGGGTTACAACAGAGTGGATTCTAGGATTCGGTTTCGAGGAAGGATGGCGTTGGGAGGTAATCGATGATATTATCTTCACTCCAGAACAAGTAACCCACTGGATGGAACTTCCAAGTAACCCTACTGTGAGTAGGGGTTAAAAATAGTTCTTTACTTTAATTCAATATTCAGGTATAATTATATTATGAAATCAAAAAAGGAAACAAAAATGAAGAATAGTAAAAATAGTATGCTTGTGAATGACCTAATTGCTCTTGGTTTTACTGACCCAAAGAAAGTCGGTAAAGCTGTTGAAATTTATCTAAAAACAGGTAAGTTGTCTAAGCTGGGTACTGGTATCGGTGTGGCTCGTAAAGGGAGTAAATAATATGAACGATTATGTGACTATTTCTGCTCTCGTGACCAAAGTTAATATTGGTGGTCTCGGTGGTGTTTTCGGTTCTGTTAATGGATACAAACTTAGTTCTATTCTCCATGGTGGTCGTCGAATTTCGCTGGCTGATAATAATTACTATTATTTACCTTCTTTGCATAAAGTTGTTTCTTATAAGGCGACCCCAGTAAGAAAAGAAATGGTTGTTACTGATGGTAAGTTTAATTTTGCTGAGAAGTTCGGTGACCGTAAAGGACAGTGGAATTTTAAGGTAGATGCTGCGACGATTTATTCTATTGCGTTTAAACAGTTTAAGTAAAGGAAATATAATGGAAGTATGTGAAAAAATTGAATATCGGGGTCAAGTATTTGATCGGTCTCATGGTAGTCCCTTTGACAGGGGTGCTGCTGATAGTTACTATCATCGTGCCCATGATCCGCATTATTACCCTGAAGGAACATACATCAACAAACGTATGGAATCTCGTGACATGAGTGGTGCTGAATTACGTGCATACTACATGGGTTATGAGTATAACGAACAGTTTGGTGATAAAAAGGATTGGGGTTAAAACCCAATAGTCTTTGTGGAGGGATATCCTTGGCAGACTTTAAACAGCCAAAACAGCAACTCGCAAGGGACAATAGCGTTCCTCATTGGATGATTAGATGTTTTATAGATATGGCGCCACTTGCGGCGATATCAATCTAGTCAGCGAATCATAAATTACCCATGGAAACCCGCAGTCGCTTTTTGCTGGTTTTTGACTATAAAGAAAAACCAGCACTTATTTTTGGAGGGTTTACCTATGACAGTATTAATCGCTAAACTCGACGATAAAATTGTTGAGATTATCAAAATGACTGAAACAGTGCAATTCTCCTCGGAGAAAGACTGGATATTGATCAGCCATCAGATTAGTAAAAGGGATAGTTTGCAAGTGAAGTGGTTGCAAGCGAGTAAGGTAAAATTTGATTGGATACGGGAGTTTATATTATGAATACGATTGTTTTTGTATTAACAGTAGAGAATGAAGACGGGAAGTCAGTAGTTGGAGTTTATAGTACACATATGAAGGCATATGCCGAGAAGTGTGCCACTATACGTGACTGCTATGATATACCCGAGGATGAGGTAGCTGATGAAGACTTGGATAGCGAAGTTGAGTCCATGAACGTCTTCTTTGAGATCGCTCCGATTCAATTAGACAGATCACTTATCTAGGAGAAAACTGAATGTTATTGGAATTAATCAATAGTAGTAAGACCAGATTTGATATTAACTCTGAGTCTCATATAAGTAGATATAGGTACTTTCTTTTAGAGTCTACATGGGGCAAAGACTGTTGTCCTTTTATACTGGAGTTTCCATACGCATCAATTCCAGATATGATCAAAGATAAACTAGTGCGTAAATATATAACAAATACGGTGGAATTATGACATTAAAGCAGAAAGCGATGCTGGAAATTGCAAAAATGATAGCATTTGCAACACTTTTTTCAGCAGTAGTATCAGTGACCCTTTACCTCGGTTATGGAGCATATGTAGGGACAGTCCTTCTAGTGGCTGGTATATGCTATATGGTCTATGTCGCTTACCTGATGAAGTTGGATGAACTTGAATCCAAAGATAAATTCAAAGATATGTTTAAATAGTCCTTTACTTTAATTGAGTTTTCAGGTATAATTATAGTATGATGAATGAAATATTAAAACCGACCTTTGACTGGATTCGAACAGATTGGAACAGCAATAAGTATAGGTTCAGCGTAGAGATCTTTGCATGGCTGATTAGTATCAGTTGCGCAATTACCATGGCTCTCACTGTTCCTAACCCTCCACTATTATACCTATATCCTGTATGGATTGCTGGGTGTACTCTCTATGCACTATGTGCTTACAGTAGGCGATCGTTTGGAATGCTTCTTAATTACATGGTTCTAGTATTGATCGATATCGTTGGACTATTAAGAATGGTATTCTAACCGTAAGGAAAAGGTATTATGGATGATAACAAGTTAAGAGCAGTAATAGCAGACGTTGATACGTTGATTACCGATTTAATACTGAAACACCAGATTGATGCCTTACTCATGTCATCATGCGTTCTAGCAAGATTGTGTATATTGAATAAGGAAATTGATGGGGGAAGTGATTTTAATCAACTGCTAACATCAATAATTGCCACTACTCAAGAGAGTCATGGTGATAGTATATTACATTAAGAAATGGAAAGAAAAATGAAACTCGCATTATGTTCCGATGTCCACTTAGAATTTGGGCAACTCCACATAGAAAACACTCAGAATGCTGAAGTCCTACTTCTGTCTGGCGATATTTGCACAGCAAAAGATCTACTACCCACTGGGCTAGTAGGTTCTGGTAAGTATGCTCGTTTCATGGAATTTTTTACGACTTGCTCTAGGGAGTTCCCTCATGTTGTTTATATCATGGGTAATCATGAGCACTATCATGGGGATTTTATAACCTCCATAGATATCATTCGAAATGCTCTAGCGCAGTTTGAGAATATTCATGTTCTTGAGAAAGAGGTATGGGTACTGGGGGACTATCAGTTTATCGGGGGTACTCTATGGACCGACATGAATGGTGGTGATATTGATACCATGTCTCATGTTGAATACCGTATGAACGATTTTAATCTTTGCTATAATGGGTCAAAGGTAATACACTATACTGTGAATAAACCACTCCTCGATGAGAATGGTGAACAGGTACTGAGTAAACATGGTGCTCCTCAATTCACTGAGGAAAAGATACGTAAGAAACGTACAGGTAATCTATCACCAAGTGATACTGTGGAAGACCATAAGAAAATGCTGGATTTTATTCGTGTAACTACTGAAGGTAAATATGATCAGAAGTTTATAGTAGTGGGTCATCATGCTCCAAGTAAGGGTTCAGAACATCCAAAGTATATGCATGATACGCTGATGAATGGAGCGTATAATTCTGTACTAGACGATTTCATCATGGATCGTCCGCAAATTAAACTGTGGACTCATGGGCATACGCATGAGGACTTTGACTACATGATTGGAAGTACTCGGGTTGTATGTAATCCTCGTGGTTATATTAATCATGAAGAACGTGCAGAAACTTTTAAACTGAAGTATATTGAGGTATAATATGGTATACGCATATAAACATGTTATGTATAATATGATCATGCGTTATTTGAAGTGGTTCTCCGCTACACTTAATAGTAGATGTAGCGGTAATTGTAATCAAGGAAGGAATTGCAAATGTCAGACTATAGACCAGACAGGTGGGTAGTTGTAAAAATCAAAGGGGAAAATCTTCCTACAGTACATAAGGTATTTGCCTCATGGTATGGTGGTTATGCAGGAAGCGACTCATGGAAGCTGAACAGTGGTATTGTAAGTGTTACTCAGGATAGTACCTACTATTACTTTGAGGGTAGCTCGGGTTCTGTATATGAGTGTAGTAAGCATTCCTCCTATGGAACGAATGGTTATGGTGCTGGGGTTCTTAATAACCTGATTGACAAAGTCATGAAGGCTGGTGGTGCTATTGAAGTACTACCAGAGGATACGAATTGGATGGAAGTAGACTATGAATAGCGCAAAGCCATGTAAAGAACATCCTGATGCACCTCATGGGTATCTAAAAGACGAATCATATATAGCAGGTTACTATGTGTGTCAGTGTAGATTTTGGAGTCCTGAGGAAGACTATCACTCTGATAAGGGATATGAAGTAGCTTCCTTGGAAGAGGGTGATGAATTTGCTCAGAAGCGTAACATTAAATATACCGTAGTAATCGAGGAAGATCCTGAGACAGGTGAGCAAATGTTGCCACTCACCGATGAAATTGTAGAGCAACTGGGCTGGAAGATCGGTGATACGATTAACTGGAAGAATAATCATGATGGGAGTTTTACTTTGAAAGTTAAAAAAGAAGAGAAGGTCTGGGTAATGATTGACACTGTGCTATCATATCGTCTACGGTATTGCGTAGAAGCACCTGTTGATTATCCTGAGTATGCCATGGATGACGTGGTATTGGAAGTAGCCAAGGAGTTTTCCCAGAAGGTAATTGGAGAACAGATTATTTCTCATAGGGTAGTAACCAAGGAAGAAGCACTTGCCATGTGTGATGAGGAAAATGACTATGCCAAGTCATGGAATGACAAGATGAAAGTTAAAGCATTTTTCACTAAAGAAGGAGAAGTAGCCGATCATGCCAAAGTTTAAATTAACAGCAACTCATGAATCACATTTCAATGATTCACATGTTACATCTGAATTCAGTGCTGACACATTAGAGTATGTACTGGAGAATATTGAACTTTTTCTAAAGGGAGTTGGCTATCATATTGATGGAGTCATAGATGTTATTCCCTTTGAGAAGGAAGAAGAGTTTCACTCTGAAGAAGTTGATGAGTGGACTAGAGTTCTTCGTGAAGATGCCGAAGCAGAAAATATACCACAACAAAGAGATCTATTTGAGCATTCCGCACATTACTATGATACCGATCGTAATAAACCACTTGGAGCGTAGACATGGGTATGCCCTTAGATGTACTAGTATTTCAGCAAGCATGTGATCAGAAACCCTCTGAGGAAAATGCCGCACTGTATAAGTCTTTAATGGAAGAAGAGTTTAAAGAATTTATTGAAGCACATTGGAATAAAGATGATGTTGAAATGCTTGATGGATGTATGGACTTAATATGGGTAACCCTTGGATTTTGTAACATGAAGGGTTATAACATTGTCGCTGCATGGGATGAAGTGCTTCGAAGTAACATGAAAAAAGTTGACCCGATAACTCGTAAAGTAATTAGACGTGAAGATGGTAAAATATTAAAACCCGAGGGATGGACCCCTCCTGACCTGAGTAAATTTATAAAATGATAACACTATACCTTGATATGGATGGAGTACTTTGTGATTTTGATAAAGCATATAAGGCACTTAGGACTGGTGCTCCAGATAACACAAAACGATTTAGATCGGCAGTGCTTGACCATAAACTATTTGAAACTTTGGAATTAATGCCAGATGCAACACAGCTACTCGCCCATGTAAAAACCCTACGTCTTCATGTAGAGATGTTAACATCAGTGGGCACTCATGATCCTTTTCAAGGAGAAGAAACAAAACGACAAAAGACTCTCTGGTTGAGTAAGCATAATATTACTTACAAGGCAAACTTTGTTGGAAGTAAACCAGAAAAGGCAAAGTACGCATCTCCGCTATCTATTCTTATTGACGACTCAGTTGGTTGTACTTTACCCTTTGAAGCGCAAGGTGGTTGGAGTATTTTACACACTTCAGCAAAAAGTAGTATTGCTTCACTTGACAATTTACTTTTACAATTATCCGCTGGTGCTTTAGAATGAATATATTTTACCTAGATAAAGATCCAATAATCTGTGCAGAAATGCATGTTGATAAACACTGCGTAAAGATGATACTCGAATATGCTCAATTACTTTCTACTGCTCATCGTGTTCTTGATGGCACTCTCCTTGATGGCTACAGTAAAACTGGTCGTAAACAAAAAAGATATGTACTTTCTGACGATCGTGAATCTATTCTCTATATTGCTACTCACATCAATCATCCTTCGGCAATTTGGGTACGTCATTCTGCCATGAATTATTATTGGCTTTATACTTTGCTTTCTGCACTGTGTAAAGAATATACGTATAGATATGGTAGAGTACATAAGTGTGAAAGTATTGGTCTTGTAAATAGATTGCAAAGTACGCCAACTAATATTAATGGCACTAGAGACTTCACTGAACCAACACCAGCCATGCCAGAAGATTATAAAGTATCTGGTGATTCTATTACATCTTATAAGAACTATTATCTCGGGGATAAAACGAGAATGTTCTCATGGAAAAATCGTCCAACACCCAGCTGGATTACCTAAATACTTTTCATATTCGAAAGGAATATTAGTGCCTACATATATGTTTAGTAACAAAGAGACTGGTGAGGTTACAGAAGTCTTCATGAAGATATCAGCTCTTGATGCATACAGGAAAGACAATCCAAGTTTAGAAACCATCATTCAGGCTCCAATGATATGTGACCCTGTACGTGTTGGCGTTCGTAAAATGGATAGCGGATTTAAAGAAGTTCTTCAAAAGATTCATGAAAGAACACCAGGAAGTAAATTAGATAAATCCTCAACACAACTTTGATCGACCATGGCACGTAAACCCACAGCATTAAAATTAATAGACTCCGAAACTTCAGAAACTACTCCGCAGAAAAGACCAAGCAATCAATTGCGTGTAAGACTAGAGGATTTAAAAACATTCGCACCACTTACCGATAATCAAAAATTATTCTTTGATGCGTATAAGCGTCAAGACTATTTTATTGCACTTCATGGAGTGGCTGGAACTGGAAAAACATTCTGTGCACTATATAAAGCAATTGAAGAAGTGCTGGATAAAAATAATCCATTTTCAAAAATTATAGTTGTTCGTTCGGCTGTTCAGTCTAGAGAAGTTGGACATCTTCCAGGTGATATAAATGAGAAGATGGATATCTATCAACAGCCATATCGACAGATTTGCGAGACACTGTTTAGTCGTAAAGACGCATGGGATAGATTAGAGGAACAACATTATATTGAATTTATCTCAACATCATTTATTCGTGGTATGTCTTTTGATGATGCAATTATTATTGTTGATGAGATGCAAAATTTAACCTATGAAGAAATTGATACTGTCATGACACGTGTTGGTTATAGATCAAAGATTATCTGGTGTGGTGATTATCGTCAGACGGATCTAAACAAACGCAAGAGTGATGTTACAGGTATTTTAAAATTCTTTGACATTGCTCAGCATATGAGTGCGTTTACCCGTATAGAATTTACTGTTGATGATATTGTAAGATCGTCACTAGTTAAAGATTATATTATGGCAAAACTTCGTTATGAAGATGTTAATAAAAATTAAGGAGATTAAAATGTTAGCACAATTATTAAAATCAAAAACAGTTTGGTACGCAATTATAATTGCTGTACTTTCTATCGTACAAGGTTATGTTGGACTATTACCTTTAACACCAGCTGTTCAGATGATAGTTGGTATAGTAATCGCTGTTGGAATAGTAGTACTTCGTTTAATTACAACTACACCGATTGCACAAAAATGATTACACAAGAACAATTTGTTCACTTGTTTCCAAAAAACAAAAATGCCGAAGCATGGTCTAAAGCATTGAACGAGGTTCTTCCTACATATGAAATTAATAGTACAGAACGCATTGCGGCATTTCTTGCGCAGTGCGGTCATGAATCTATGGGATTTACAGTGTTGCAGGAAAATCTTAATTATTCGGCAGAAGGTCTAACTAAAATATTTCATAAGTATTTTCCAACATTAGAATCTGCGCAACCTTATGCTCGTCGACCAGAAATGATTGCGAATAAAGTTTACGCAAATCGTATGGGAAATAGTACTGAAGAATCTGGCGAGGGGTATCGCTACCGTGGTCGTGGACCGATTCAGTTGACTGGTAAGAGTAATTATACTGAGTGCTCGGATTTCTTATTTCAAGACGACACTTTAATTAAAGACCCAGACATGCTTCTTGATCCAGAATATGCTTTACACTCTGCTTGTTGGTTCTGGTGGAAAAATGCCTTAAATAATTACGCAGACTCAGCTGATCTAGTTACAATGACAAAACGTATTAATGGTGGAACAATAGGATTGGATGATAGAATTAAACATTATAATGAAGCAATACATTTACTAGCATAATGTTCAATCACATACATCATGATATACCAAAATTGGAACGTGTTACCGCAACCGATGGGACCAGAGTCTATAAAACTCCATCAGGTAAATCCTATCCAAGCGTTACCACAGTTACAGGATTGCTTAACAAACAGGCAATCAATGAGTGGAGAAAAAGAGTCGGAGAAGCAGAAGCAAACAGAATTAGTGGAACTGCCTCAAAACGTGGAACAAGAGTTCACTCCCTCTGCGAATCCTATCTCAATAACGAACATGTTGTCCCAGATTTATTTGATGCAGAAACTTTCCAAACTATAAAACCACTCTTGAATAATATTCAAGACATTCATTGTTTAGAGACACCATTATATTCTGATCATTTAGAGATAGCTGGTACAGTTGATTGCATCGCTAAGTATAATGGTAGAGTATCTGTAATTGATTTTAAAACATCTAAGCGGAAAAAGACTCGAGACAGTATTCAAAATTATTTTATGCAATGTTCTGCGTACGCTGTTGCGTTTGAAGAAAGAACTAACATACCAGTTGATAGACTTATCATTTTAATGACTGTCGATGATGAGGACGCAATAGTCTTTGAAGAAAAAAGAGATTCTTGGATTGATTCATTTAAAGAATTAAGAAATAATTACAAGAAATTAAAAGGTATGTAAATGCAATTAAATATATTTTACTTTAATTCATTTATAGGGTAAACTTGATTATATGAGTGAGATTGAAATTGAACTTTCTAAATGCAGAGATGCTGGTTCAGCTTCTTATACATATTTCTGGGTACAAGAAGGACGAACAATTAGTCCATACTTTTCTTCCGAAAAAGAAGCACAGGATTGGCTACGTGAGAATGTAAAGTTTTAAAAATGGTAGTAAACTGATAAAGCGAAATCTAGGCAAGACGGGAGTGCGATTCTCCCCACCTCCACCGAAGCATACTAGAATCCGTAAAACGATTAGGGCTGGTATCCCAGAGTCACTCAGAGAAACTCTAAAGTGCCATAGTATGTTTCGGTGGGGGTGACTAGTATCGATTGATAGCAAAGTAACTTTAGAGGCTACTCGGTAGGCGATGACCGTAAATCAAGCAAAAAACGTAACCGCAAACGACGAAATGTTCGCATTAGCAGCTTAAACACTGCTTAGGGTTTTCGGTGGGTTTCCTCGTAACAGAATAACTCACCACGATTTATTTTTTAAACAACAAAGAGGTCTAGAATGAAAAGAAAATTATTAGCAGTTACACTTTTAATGGGCGCAACAATGGCTCATGCTGAATTAGCAGGAAATGTATCATTGACAAGTGACTATCGGTTTCGTGGTGTTAGTCAAACTCAAAATGGTTTAGCAGTTCAGGGTGGTATTGATTATACCCATTCAAGTGGGTTATATGCTGGTAACTGGAACAGTTCTGTTTCTAGTCAGGTCTACACAAATGGATCTGGAATTGAAAGTGACTTATATGCTGGATTTAAGAAAAAAGTTTTCAAGGATATTACAGTTGATGTTGGTACGATGAATTATTTCTACCCACAAGCAACAAATAATACTTCTAACAACTTTGATACTAACGAATTGTATGCAGGTGTTGCGTATAAAGAATTAGTAACAGCAAAATACAGTCAGTCTTTAAGCAACTATTTCGGTATTGCTAATAGTTCTGGAAGCACTTATATGCAGGCTGATGTAGCAGTTCCTGTATTTGGTAAGTTGACAGCAGTTGCTCATGCAGGTCGTACTGATGTTAACAACAGTGCTAAATTGAATTACACTGATTATAATGTCGGTGTTACGTATGACTTAAAAGGTTGGAACATTGGAGCCAAATATTATACAAACTCAAGCAAAGGTACTGGCTTTCAAACTGCCAATACAGTTAGTGGTGAGAAATTGTATAAAAATGCTGCAGTACTATCCGTCTCTAAAGCATTTTAATTTAACTGAATAGTGTGGGGGAAACCCCACCTCGTTTAGAGGTAATTATGAAACTACTAATTTCAATTTTCTTATTAATGTTTACATTAAATGTATTTTCCGCAGATGTGGTCAAGGAGCGCAAGAAAGTTACTCCAGACTTTACTAAGAAGAAGCAGAAAAATCCTGAAAAGAAACCAACTTCAAAAGCAGTTCCAGCTTCAAAACAGAAGCCAAAAACTGAACCAGCGAAGTAAGAATACCTAAATAGTAAACAGTGGGTTGTTAGTCCCAATAAAACTATCATTACACACAACACAGAAAGGAAGTAAAATGAGTAATATGACTCCGTTCGAGATTCGCCTTGAACTATTAAAAATGGCGAAAGATATGCTTTCCGAGGACTATCATGGAAAGCGTGAAGTGATTAGCAACGACTGGCAACAGAAAGTCGAATCTGCTAAATTAAATGGTGGAACGATTCCTGATCATCCAGGATTCCCAGTCTACCCTGCCGAAACTGATATCATTGCCAAGGCACAGATACTCAATGGTTTCGTCAGCAATATCCTACCAGAAAATAAGATTAGCAAGAAATCAACTTAATAGGATTGGGTGTGATTTTTCACACCCTCATTTATCTAAGAAAGGTTTAGTTTGCCAAAAATAAAACTACAAATAATTATATCAACAATAATAGCAGTCGCATTAATTGTTGCTGCAGTAACATATGATCACAAAAGACTACTCTTGATTAAAGCGTCATTCGTACAATTAACACCGACTGCGCAAAAAGAAGTAATGTGCCTTGCCGACAACATTTTATTTGAAGCAGGAAATGAACCACGAGATGGGCAGTTAGCAGTTGCAAGTGTTACATTAAATCGCCTCAAATCTGGCAACTACGCAGATTCAATCTGTGGTGTTGTGAAACAAAAGACTGGAAAAACCTGTCAGTTCTCATGGTGGTGCGAAGACAAACCAAGAACAGCTTCTATTACAAGGAATTTGACAAATGGTCAATTTGCTTTATATAACTCTATATTAGACTTGGCAACATTTGCTTACTTAAATGCAGATAGAATAAAAGACGACACCATGGGTGCAACTTATTACCATGCGGATTATGTAAATCCACATTGGAGGCATTTGAAAAAGACAGTACAAATCGGTAGGCATATATTTTATAAAAATGGAGAAGTTGATGGCAAATATGATGAAAAAAATAAATCTGGCACTGGAGAAGGACAATCTGTCCCACTCGTATTTTTTACTAATGGAAGAGATTACAATGTCTACTTGCAAACAAACTATAGAGTGGATTTTTGATTCTAATTTTGCTGAAGACCGACCAGAGGTATTAAATTTAATTATTTGCTCGCCAGGAGGTGATCTTAATGCTTCCTTTGCAGTAATTGATACAATGCGTGGTAGCAAGATACCAATACATACGATTGGGCTTGGGCAGATTGCTTCCGCTGGATTGTTAATCTTTATTAGTGGTTTAAAGGGTAGTCGTGTTCTAACACCAAACACTTCTATTCTTTCCCACCAATATACATGGGGTGCTTTCGGTAAGGAACATGAACTGTTCGCAACCGTAAAAGAGTTTGATCTCACAACGAAACGACTCATTGCGCATTATAAAAAATGTACTGGAATGACTGAACCCCAAATTCGTGAAGTCCTTCTTCCTCCGCATGATGTGTGGCTTGATGCGCAGGAATCTAAGAAACTTGGTCTTTGCGATTTGGTAAAAGATCTTAAATAGGAGAAAAAATGAATCATGAAAGAATCACACTTATCATCTGTACAACAATTATTGTACTCAGTGCTATCTTTGGTTGTACCAACTACTACACGAATCAATCTAAACTTATGGCAGAAACGATTGCAGCTGCTTCAGCGAAAGGTGTTGACCCATTAGCAGTGCGTTGCTCTTTCTCAAATAATAGTGATACAATCTGCTTAATTTATGCGTCAAATTTACATAATGGGTCTTTTGTAGCTCCCTCAAAATCAAGTAGGTAATTTCTAAAAATATAGGTAGCCCTACTATGTAGGGTTATCTGTAATCAATTATAGACCCTCCAGAACGTCCTAGGAGCGGTTTTTGCTAGTTTCGCTGGGGTTGCCCTTAATACCATTAAAAACGTCCCAGAAGCTCTTTAAAAAATCATTTAAAATCAATGACTTACAAAATACCCCTATTTTCAGTAGGGTTAAAAATAATCCTTTACGGTAATTCAATTTAAGCGTATAATCATTATATGAACTTAAGAAAAGGAATAAAAAATGTTTAATTTAAAAATAGTTGATGAAATGGGCTTAACTTATAAATTTTCGTTTTCTGAAATGAAATCGTTAAAATCTGAATTAAATAAATGGCTTAAAGATATTGATGAAACTCCTTTAGAAAAAATTGAAATCGGGTTTGAAGAAGAATAACCCTACTGGGTGAAGGGTTATGAAAATAATCCTTTACTTTAATTGGGTTTTAAGGTATAATTATATTATGGAATTGAGAAAAGGAACTAAAATGAAACAAGTGTTATATAAATCTAAATCTGAAATACGTGCTGAATCCGAGAAGACTCTTGAGAGTTTCTTGAAGTCTGGTGGTGTTGTCGAAGTTGTAAAGGCAAAGCGTATTCCCAAGGTAAAAATGTCTTGCAAGAATAGCAGGAGTTTTCTTGGTTCGTCTAAACCAGTTGGTACGACTGTTTCTAATTTTTGGAGATAATATGAAGATTGTAATCACTACTCAATTTTGCGAAAACTATGGAGCCCATGATTGGGACGGAGAGGGTGAGTGCCCTCAGCACTGGAAATTCAAAGGTGGGTCTGATTACATCATCGAAGATATTGAAACACATGTCACACTGGATAACTTCTTTGGAAAGAACTGCGGGATAATTGTAGACGCAATTCGTTCAAAGATTGAACACAAGTCTGAGTATTCGGAAGAATACATTATTGACTGGTCTATTGAAGAGGATAGTTACATGTCTGATTTTGAGAAGTCGCAGTTAGAGTATGATGGTTATATCGCTCACCCAGAACCACGTTTGGATATTACAGGTGAACTTATACAGCCAGAGAAACATCTTGCATAACTTTGTATCGCTTTACTTTTATTAACATTTAAGGTATAATTAAACTATGGAAATTACTATTAGAAAAGTCGCGAATGGATATGTCGTGCGAACAGAAGGTGAAGACCCTGTTGAAGGATTTGTGACTAAAGAACATGTGTTCACAAGGAAGTCTCAGGTTATTAAATTCTTTAGAGAAACCTTTTCGTTCACGCAGGAATAGTATGCCTATAATCTATGCTCGTTCTTCTTCTGTGAAGAAAAAGAAAACTAAAAAAGAACGTGACTTGGCTGAGCAGTGGGATAAGTTACTTAAACAGTTTCCTCCCATGCGTGCGAGTAAGTCATCTGGTACTATAAAAGAGACTAAGGCATATGTCAGAGAGACGCCATACTATCCCTCTGTGAACAGTGGTGGTTATAATGCCACTGCCAAGCCTACTAACGTATATACTGGGACTAAGATGATTGGCATAGGTACTATGCATAAGTCTAATTCAGTACCTGTCTTCAGTGACGATGAAGCAAAAGACATAGCAACAATGAGAAGAAACTAATATTAAATAAGGACTATGATTATGGAAATTACTATTACCGAAATGAGATCTAAAATTTCACTGTGCGCTTCGGACAATGACGTTGATGCGTTATCGAAGATACACGATTTTCTTTTACAACAATCTAATCAAATGGATAAATGGTTCGACAAATATCTTGACATGTTTGAAAATAAAATGAAACCTGATAATCCAAATACTAATATTTGGAAAATGTATCATACCAAGTCTAACGAATATTCAGAAATACAAACTCTTATTAGGACAACGAACGCATATGTTAGAAAACTTAAATCCATTTAGTACTGCTTCATCATTCTCACTCTTTATTGAGAAGAGAGCCATGGAAAATCGTATGCCGTACATGGATACTGTTCTTGAGTATTGCGCAGAGAATTATATTGACCCAGAAGATATTGCTTCATTAATTAATAAGTCTCTAAAGGATAAGATCCAGATAGAGATGATTGAAGCAAACATGCTACCTAAACAGGCAAAACTTGATGTATGAAATATTTAGAAAAATATCTATACTAGACTACTGTTTCGTATTAGGATTTTTAATTCTAATGCCTCTAATATATATGTCATTGGAACAACGAAATTCTGAAAAGAAATTAAATGTTATTACATATGATTGTCGTATGTTGATTGGTGGATGGCATCCTGATTTTCCACCTCAGGTAATGGAAGAATGCAGGAAAAGAAGTGGACGGATTTAATGTATACAAATACTACATGGCTGTCAAGTTACACTTTACAACTGATGGCTATGACGTATTTGAAACTAAAGGAAATGTGAAAGGATCTCGCGATGTATTCTACAGCCGTAATGATAGGTTCATTTTTGAAAAACTTGCAAGAAAGTTTGAACGACCTTTTGATGTCATACAATATTTTGTTGCTAACTTTGCTTATGGTAACGATGCCGTCATATATTGTGATTCTGATGCTGATTCTAATTTAATATTATGGCAGAAAAGAAAACAATCTTTGACGCAAACATTTAAAGATGATGTTGATACAATTATACTTCATCTAGAAAAAAACAAACACACACAAGACAGACTCTTTTCTTTTATACATAATGACCATCCAGAATTACTTAAACTATTTCTTGGAAGTCATATTAGTATTGAAACTATGGTTATTCTAGACTCCTTTGAGAATTATCTTTCTTCATGGAAATCATTTACAAACTTGATTTGGGAAGAAGAATACCGTAAAATAGTTAAATGTAGGAAATTTATTAAATTTGACTCCCAGAAGTTATTGGGGATTTATCAAGAATTAAAAGAGGGAATTGTATTCTAATATCATGGGCAACACTAGACGTAGAAATAAATCTTATGATGATGAGAATGATTTTGAGCAGAGAAGGAACTCAAGTCAATTAAAAACTGATAAGAGCCGTATAAAGATACTAAATAGATATGTTGAGGAAGAAGACTTTGATGATGTTGAAGATGACGACCAAGACGATAACTAAAATACTTTTTTATACAAAACATTAATATACATTTTATACAAGGAAAATACGATGGACATTCAAGCACTACGTAATATGCGTAAAACAGACTTCAGCAAAATCTCTGCTGAGTTTGACAAGATTGCTAACCCAGAAGCTGGTGGCAAAAAATCTTATCAAGACGATCGCTTCTGGAAACTAGAAGCCGATAAAGCAGGAAACGCAACTGCAGTTATTCGATTCTTACCACGTGTTGAGGGTGATGAACTCCCATGGGTTCGTATCTTCTCTCATGGATTTCAAGGTCCAACTGGAAAGTGGTATATCGAAAATTCTCTCACTACCATTGGTGAGAAAGATCCTGTTGGTGAACTAAACTCCAAACTCTGGAACTCTGGTTCTGAAACCAATAAGGAAATCTCCCGTAAACAAAAACGTAGGTTATCTTATACTGCAAACATATTGGTTATCTCCGATCCAAAGCATCCCGAAAATGAAGGACAGGTTCGTCTGTTCAAGTTTGGTAAGAAGATCTTTGATAAGATCATGGAGAAAGCCAATCCCACCTTTGAGGATGAGAAGCCAGTTATCGTATTTGATCTTTGGGAAGGTGCAGACTTTAAACTGCGTCAACGTAAAGTTGATGGTTATGCTAACTATGACCAGTCTACTTTCATGGAGCCAGCACCTCTATTTGATGGTGACGAAGAGAAGTTGTTAAAGGTCGTTAACTCTCAACACAAACTTGCTGAGTTTCTAGATCGTAAGAACTTCAAGACCTTTGAAGAACTTGCTCGTAAGTTGAATGATGTTCTTGATGGTGAGGGTTCTGCTCCTGTTGCTTCTGCTGCTACTATGGCTGAAGATGAGGATTATACTCCACCTGTGCGTACACCTGCTCCAGCTGCGAAACCAGTAAGTGTAGCGAAAGCAAAGGTTGGTGCTGGGGATGATGAAGACGTAATGTCTTATTTCCAGAAGATTGCTGACGAAGCATAAACGCTTCTAGCATTTTAAGAGCCACCTTCGGGTGGCTTTTTTTATGTTCCGTATCTTTGTGCCAGCTGACGTCGAACACCTTCATCAGGATTACGAACACGTGGCTTCATTGCGTAAGTAGTAGAACTACTATTATTAACATTGCTTGTTGGGGCAATAACAGTACTTGATTGAGATGGTTGAACAGTCTTAGCCATCTCACTGTCTGCAGACTGAGAAGCAACTTGATTACCTACCTGTGGTTCATATGGCGCAAGTTTAGCAGAAGCACCGCCAGAAGCAATTTGCTTTAATTTTTCCACACCACCAAATGATTCTATGTCTCGTTTGCTACCATTCTCCAAAATGTTCTGCGCTTCTTTAGGACTTATGCTAGACTTAGACATATCCTGATTCGCAACTGTCTTAGGTGCATTGTCTTTTGGTGTTACTGATTCAACTTTCGTATCGACACCTGACTCTGGTGCTTTCTCTTCTTTCTTAAAGGGATACCATGGTCCGAATTTCTTCTTAAAACTTCCTATACCAATTTCAAATCCTGGAATCTCTAGATTTTCAAACCATCCCATTATATCACTGAATAGTTTCTTGATTAAATCAATTGGAGCAAATACCGCATTAATAAATTTCTTAAATATATCTTCTAGTGAGAATGACTCTAGCATTTCTTTGGCTTTATCGAAACCGAAGAAACCAAGAACCCATGCGATTGCATCTTTCAGCATATCAAGTGGACCGAAGATTAACGAATTGAAGAAGCCAGTGATAGCACCTTTAATACCACCAATAATACCTTCTTCCTTGAATCCTTCAATGATTCCCTTAACTGTATCCCATACTGTCATAATAATAAGTACTGGAAACATTAATTTTCCTACAATTCCTGCTACTTTGCCAACAGTCTTTGCAAATGCACTGAAATATTCTTTGATAAGAGTGAAGACACCCTCAACCATTTTTACTGGACCTTTTAATAAGTCTGCTATGACTTCATAGGCTGTTACAAATGGTTTAATGAAGCTACTCATTGCTTCTTTAATAGTCGCAAATACTTTTCCAATTTTAGACTCGCCACTAAAATCGAAAAGTGACTTAAATTTACTAAAAATACCTGAGAAGAATTCTTCAACTGCAGAGAATCCTTTCTTAATCTTTTCCATTAATTCAGTTGGTATCAATGCATCTGCGAACAACTTAATTGTCTTGACCCATGCACGTGCTAGACCAACAATTGATCCAACAATACCCGCAAGGATAGTTCCAATGATACCAATACCCATACCTTCTTTAGGTGTCTCTGGTTTATTGCCAATCGGTTTCTTAAGAGATGATGTATTGTCTGCGATTTCTTGTAGAATTTTTGTTTGCGTGTCGTCTATTTTCTGTTGCTCAACTTCAGCTTCAGTCATATCCGCTGCACCTAAACCAGAAGACTGTTTAGTTTTCCCTGGAAACTTTAGAACATTGGCTGGTAATTGTGACTCAGCAATCTTTTCTGCTTTTACTTTCTTAATGTCTTTTGCTTTTATAACAGTAGAGTTTGGGTCTGTGTTGTTAACTCCACCAAACGATTCACTAAACCGCACATCTGTTTTTGCTAATTCTTTTTCTAGTGTTTGATTCTTTGCATAGAAACCACCACGTTTGATCTGCCCTTCTTTGAAGCCACGATCTTTTAATCCCTTGACCTCTTCTTCATTCTTGAGTATCTCTTTTTGTATTTTTTCTGACTTATCAAATGTTTTACCAAAACTCTTTTCATCCCCAAAGGTGCTACCCTTTGTGGCTATTCTATCTTTAACATACTGCTGTTTTCTTTCTGCGTAGTCTTTCTTCTCAGCATCTGCCTGAAGACTTTTTTGTTCTCTATTGCCGAGCATTTTATCAATTCCACGTCCAACAGCGGTATCACTATGCCCTCGTTTAAGAATACCAGTCTTATCTAAGAATCCACGTGCAGTAAAGAAGTCTTTTATTCCTGTCGGTGGAGCTATATCTCCTGGCTTGCCAGTTTGTGCCATACCCATTACCTTTTGAGTAATCGCTCCAGGCTTAGACCCACTGTCAAGTGTAGTCTTTAGTTTTTTCAGTTGCTTTGATAGTTCGCCTTTATCACCAAGACCTTCACCAATGGTTTTATTGAGTTTTTGTAACTCGATAATTTGCTTATTAGCAAAGTCTACATAAACAACATTACCTTCTCTGGATAGAGATTCTAATCTAGACGTACCTGATCCACCAAGTGCATTAGTGTCTTGTACTTTCTGTTTGTCTAATAATTGTTTCATTTGTTGTTTTGCATCCTTTGTTTTTCTTCTTCTAACCATTGAATCAACATAGTCACATATATCTCTCGTTCAAACGGGAACATTTCCTCTAGTGCTTCCAAACTATACTTATGATATTGCATAAGTGCAAAGTTTGTTTTATAATAATTGTAGAGAGACTCATGACAAAGGCATATTAAAAAAAACTGCTAAGACCCTCAATTACCTTCTCATGATGATGATTGCAAACTGGGCAATCATACTGTACTTCCTTGGAAAGTTTGGGCATGGTTTCAAAGAACTGTTGTATTTTCTTAAACTGCTCTTGAGATAAATTTTCAAGAAACTCTTTTAGTTCAGCCT